GTGACCGCCTTTGCCCTGCGTTCTTCTATGTCCTCAATGCTAAGGTCATAGACAAGATACTCAACTGCATTCTCTAAATGATAGGTTATATCCCTCAAAACTTTGGTTTTATAAATGAAATAATGGTTGCACCCATATAAAATATGACCGCTAATGGAACTGAAACGACAAAAAAATAAATCATGTAGAATATTTTAATTAATTTCATCATAACTCCATTTTTAATCTGTCCTGCTCAATCCCGTATGTTTCTCCGTGTCCGAGGTTTACAAGGTTTTCAGGTTTAAATACTTCTTCACCTGGAAAGAATCCCTTAAACTCATAGTTCGGAAATTCCCCTACCATAAGAGCATAATAGTCGGGTATTGACCTTGATTTCCAAACTCCAACTAAAAGCATTCCGTTTGTCTTCTTAGTTGTTTTGACATCAATATACCCGTGTCCGTTAATATAGCAGTCAAAAGGTATAGGGTGGTCTATGGTCATATCAGGATAGATATTTTTCAGTTTGCAAAATGCAAACTCACCGCCAGTACCTTCAATGTTAATGAGAAGGTCATCACCTCCTCCCATTTTGTAGGACCTGCTTCCTCTATCAATGTTGTTTTTTTGTCTATCCATTGCTATTTCTGTAACAATCTTTCTTTCGTAACTGTCTAATGTGATTTGCATTTGATTTGGTTTTAGTATGGGTGAGGTCATTACAACCCCACCCGTGTGATTAATTCAGAATGGAAGGTCTTGAGGTTCTTCTTGCTTTGAGGGTCCACCTGCTGCCATAAACTTAGCATTCCCGATGATTGTACCTTTCTTGCCTTGCTCCCTTTCTTCTTTGGTAATGGATTCCACTACAAAACCATTGTTTCCGTATTGGTCCACCTCTTCCTTGAGGAACAAAGTTGCGGACAAATATTGTCCTTTTTTACCCTTGTAGAGTCTTTTAGCGTCAATTTTACTTACGTCAATGTTTAAACTAATTAACTTTTGCATATTTGTTTTTATTTACTGAGTTGAATTTTGAAGGTTGAAGTTACTGACTTAATAGGTAGGTCGCCTTTATGGTAGGTCTTTTCTTTGTCCTCTATTTCCTTTTGCTTTTCCTTTAACATGGTAATCTGCTCTTCAAGTTCTGACCAACCTGCAAGGTCTGAAAAGTCATACTTGATACTTTCCATATTGGAAACAACTGCCCCAAGTACCTCTGCCTTGCCTTTTGGATGCTTCATAAGTTCTGTAAGAACATTCTCAGTTATTCGGGATTTCACCGACTTTACCAGTTGTTCTAAACTATTAAACTTTATTGCCACCTCCAAAGGGTCAAGCAGTCCATCATTGACCTGCTCTTGGATAGCATCTGCCATTAACTCAATCCCAAATTTGGTGGGAGCAATATCCCCCATCTTTATTTCATTAACCTTTAAGGAGTTCATTTTTTCTTGCTTTTAGTTGGTCCTTGATAAATGTGTTAGTCTCAATCTTATGCTTGTTCGCATCGTAGACCGCCTTGAGTTCCACAATGTTACTCGCCTTCTTGATTGCTATGGCAAGTCTACCAATGCTCAATTCAGGGTCTTCCTCAATAACCTCAACAGATTCTACTTCCATCTGAGGCAATGCTTCTACCATTGTTTGCAGTGCTACTGTGGATGCATTAGGGATTGATTCTGCCTCTGATTCATCCAATACACCCAATCCTAAGAGGTCAAGCGTTGCCCTCCGTTTTGCCTTGGTTTCTGCCTTCATAATGGCATTAGCATACATCTCACCTTTAAGTCCTGCAATGTTTACCGCACCAATTGATTCAGTACACCTACCATCAGGAAGGGATGCTTTAGAAGTTACGATATAAACCCCTGCCTCTGCATTTGTGTCCCTTGAGGTAATAAGGTGAGATACCTTGTGCAGTTTGTTCAATTGCTGAGTTCCTGAACGTGTGCAGTAGAGAACTTCCTTGCCGTTAAGTCTGAGGATGTCAAATGGTTTTGTAAATGGGTCAAGTCCCATCCTTTCACAATACCCGTTGTAATACCTAACCTTGTCGTTTGCCGACAGTTTGGACAAATCCCCCTGAAGTATCAACTGGTTCGCAATAGAGGTTTGCTGGTTTTGATTCTGATTCTGTTGTGTCATTTTGTTGTGATTTAATGTAATAAGGAAAAGGTCTTTCTATTTTAAATGGTGTGTTTTCTTTCATTGGAGAGATATGAGATATGTAAATTTCCCACTCTTTAATGCTCTTCAGTCCATAAAAGTAGTACCATTGCTTACGTTGATTCTCTATACCTTCGTAGGTCCTTTGTGGGAATGCAGTTGCTCGGACTTCACCTTTGACCTCAAGGGTCATCTCAATTCTTTCAGAAGGCATAATCTGCGTAGTATTCGTGGTCATACTCTGAATCCATCTTAAACGTGTAAGCATCCATACACTTCTGCTCTACCAATTCGTAAAAGGCAGAATGGAACTGAGGCATTATGTTAAGGCAGTGATACCCTGGCATAAGAATCTCCCTAACATTGACATCAATGTAATCCCCTGCATCATTTATAGTTGCAGTGACCATAATCATAATGTCATTGATGCTGATGGTTAACCATTCCGCAGGTATGCGGACATTTGTTGTGACTTGTTTTTTCATTGCGTTTGTGATTTATTTAATGTTAAAGTTAAGGCATTTCTTCTAAAACTTGAAATAATTTTTGCATTGTACTCAGTCTAACCTTACCAGTCTTTTCTGCTCTGTTAACTGTTGCAAGTGATATTCCGCTAATCTCTGCTAACTTTTCTTGTGTTACTTCCTTGCTTCTTCGCAATCTTCTGAGGTCTTTACTTGTCATTGTCTTGGTTTTGATTATTAAAAAATCTTGTATAAATCTGAATAGATATCTTTTTTGTTATCCTTGATTGCCTTCTCACACGCTTTGCATCTGTGTGCGTGTTTGTCCTTTGTTCCAGCATTCTTGTTGAATTGCTCTATTGGTTTCTCTTTCTTACAATATGTGCAAATTTTCATTGTTCTTCGTTTTGAGGTAAAATAATTGATTTAACGTATCCCATCAATCTGAACTGCTCAACAGTTACCTTGAGGTGTTGTACTGCTTCTCCGCTATAAATCATAGCATCAATTAACTCACCAAGTAACTTATGGCGTTCAAAGGTGTTTAGGTCGCCCCATTTAGGCAGTGACATTTCGGACATTTTGATTGTGTTTTAATTGTGATTGTATAAAGTGATTTGCATAATCTGCATTTTACCCATATAGGGTCAAGTATTTTCTTGACATTCATTACCTGCAGAATTGGTCTTGAAGTTGACCTACTACCCAAAGCATTGCGATAATTGTTGCCCAAGTAATGACTGTTTTTGCTTTCATTGTTTTTAATTTTATTGTGATTGTTTAGCAAATATAAAACCTTATTTCATATAAACAATACTTTTTTAATCTTTTTTAAAATATTTATTTGCGATTACCCATAAAAAGAACCCCCGATATAGAAATATCAGGGGCAAATCACATTAATAAACACAATTAAAAACAGTCAGATGTCATTAGTAAATAGCATTCCGTGCATGGATTTTACAGAATATTCAAGCATTTCTAAACAAAGTTTCTTGAGTTCTTGCATCTTTTCTACCTCTTCACGGGTCATTGGATTAGCGGTTTCAAGCATTGTCAGGACCTCAACCGAGCAAGAAATGTACTCTGGAAAGGAATGTCCTATCTCTTCCTCAACATATTCAACCTCTTCGCCTTCGCCTAAAATGAGGTCCTCTTCCATAGTTATAGGACTTTGCCGTTATGAATACGTTTGTTCCTTACCTCAAAGTTTTGACCATCAATATCAATTAATGCCATACCCCAATTCCATTTGTTTATAGGAAGGTAAGCAGGATGCAACTCACAAAGGCAACCAAGTGACCAGGTTGTAGTGATTTCTCCGTTCATGTTACTTTCAGTATGCTCACTGGTCTGATGGTTGTGTCCTTGCATAGCAGATACCTTACCCTTCAAAAATAGACCTCTTGCAATGTTCACGGGACTAAACACAGAACCTCCAAACTCGTGACCATGTATAATGTTTAAGTCACCTGCTTTCATTATCCTCTTGTCCTTGATTATCTCTATTCCTTCTGCCCTTGACTTAATAATGTTCTCAAGTTCAAACTCCTCAACCCCGACAATCTCATGTGCTTTCATCCAAAGGAAATGGAAGTACCTTTCCTCATGGTTGCCAATTTTAAAATATATCTTGGCATCAAATGTCTTTTTAAGGATGTCAATAAATTCCTTAAATGTTTTAAGTTCATGTGCAAATGACCTCGCCTTTGGGTCTTTGGCAAACCTTGACAATCCAAAAAAGTCTAAGGTGTCACCATTCAAAAGGATTGCATCGGGTTTCTCATGCTTTGCATAATCAAATGCACAGGTTAACGCATCAATACTATGGTAAGGAATATGGATGTCAGAAAGAACCAGCAAACGCTTCGCTTTTAGTTGATAAGGTTCATAAATTGCCTCATCAGATTGTGGCAAGTTATAAGGATTCTTAGGTCTTCCATCAACCTCTTTTCTGATTGCTACTCTCTGACCTGCTTTACCTTCAATGCTTCTTAATGCCGTTCTTGCCGTTTCAATTGAATTAAAAAGCAAAGGATTATCTTGATAGACAATCCTTGCAAGTTTTAAGGTCGGCATATCCCATCCGAACCTTTCACGATAATCTGCACAAATGTTAACCTTTGTCATTTGAAATATAGATTAGATTCTGCTTCTCTTCTTCTTGTAAGACCTGCAAGAACCTTGCCACCTGCTTTGTTCCACTTTAAGAACTCTGCCTTTATGCTTGGGTCATTGTGATTAGCAATAACCTTTTTCAACAATGTTGACTTCTGAAGATTAGCAATGCCACAATTATATGCAAAAGAAACTAATGCACCGAATTGGTTAGGGGTTATATGCGATGGCACTAATTTTACAACCTTAGCAGAGAAATCATTTGAAATGAGTTCAAAAAGTTGTTCTGCTTTCTCTTGAGATATTGCATTTCCTGCAACAACTGGTGTGCCATCTTCAAAGAAAGTATTGCCGTACCCAATAGTCCACTTCATTGCAGAGCATTGATATGCTTTAAGTTTACATCCTTCAAATGATTTAATTAAGTCTGCACCCTCTTTGTTCAGTTTCATATTTTAGATTTAATGTATAATGCACCGAATATCATTGCAATGATTGCAAACAACCAAATTTGCCTTCTTTTTGCTTTTCCTTTCCATTCTATTACCTCTCCACCTAAACGTGCTGAATCTGCCTGTAATAACCTCACACGAGCATTGTCTACAATGAAGGACTTAACTGTGTCATGGATGGTTACAGACTTGATTATATCCCTTGTTTTCCAATTGGTGATATAAACAAATTCGTTTACTTTTTGTGTATCAACTTGAATGTCTATGTTCACTAAAGTGTCAAACTCAACCAAGGTATCAGATTTGACAATAAAGGTAGTGTCATTTGCACACCATCCACCTTTAACCACAACCTTTGCGACTTTTTCAAGTTTATCTTGGTCACGCAAAACCTGCTTAACTGGGTTGCATCCAACAAGTAAAAGCAATAAAATACTAATCTTTGTTCTCATCCTTCTTGAATATTTTCTCAGCACTTGTCAAACCAAGGCAACCAAACGCAAGAGCAGACACAGAGTAAACAAGTGCTTCTGATGGTTCAGTTTCGTAGAATGAATTGTGATACATTGTTACGCAAATAATCATTACGCAGATAAATCCACATAAACGCTTCATTGATAGTCTGCCGTTTTCTTCACAAAAGAATTGTTTCATTGTTGTTCAGTTGAGTCAATTGATGAAATGGAATCGGTAGAGGTTTTCTTTCTACCCCAAAAATTAGTCTTTTCCTTAATGATAATAGTATCTCTAATGGTAATAGTCTTGACTATTTTTGCATCCTCTTTGAGTTTAGCATTTTGCAATTTGATGCTTAATACGTTTAGCAATACTTGCTTCTCTGCTTTCTCAATATGCTTGTCAACTTTTGGGAGGAACTTTACAATAGTGTCAATGTGTTCCCTTGATTGCATAAGGATAGTGTCAACCCCATCAAAAAGGATTTTCTCCTCTTTGACAGGGTTGGCACATGATGAGATAAATAGTAATACAATTAATCGTTTCATTTTATTTTCCCAAGTTCTTGAAGGACTAAGATTTTAGATGTTGTAGCAGAGAGCAATGAATCAGACCTCTTGAGTTGAATCCCAAGAGCATCAATCTTTGCTTCTAACTTTTCTATCTTGCTTCCTTGCCGTTCAATCTGCTCGGTGTATTGCATTTTTTGGTCAACATATAAGTAACCAATTGCAATTAATGTTATGAACAGAAAACCTTTAACAGGGTCTTTGCTGAACTGCTCAAATGAAATCGGTAATGCACTAATTTTTTTATCCATTTTCGTTTTTCTCTTTTTGGAGTTCTTCTGCAATCTTTTGGTTAACCTCTTGGAGTTGCTTCTGAATATACTCTAAGTTAGCGAGCAGGTCATAGGCAGCAGCTTTCATTTCTGTAAGTGTCATAGTTTAAAATTTAGATTCAAATTTACTAAATAATTGTGAGATTAAGTTTCTCCGCACTCCAATTGTAAATCCAAGCGTTGATTGCCATTGCAGGTTGGTCTCCCCACAAAACGTATTCCTCGCCCTGAATCGTGAGATTGCCTTGAGATACTTGTTCGCCCATTGATTCAACACCTTCAGCATCTACAACTTTGGTGAACAACTGCCAATAGTTCGTTGCTGAATTTTCATAGTTGTCATTGATGCAAGTCACTTGAAAATACTCCGCTTGTTTGCTTTCGCCATTTACCCATACATTGACAGGTGAGATTTGTTTTGCCATTTTTATATAATTGTTAGGTTTAA